CGGGTTCTGATGGTGAACCCGATGATGATGATGACGATGATGACGAGTTCTTAGAATTATGGAAAACATACCCTGCCGTAAATGAATATGTAGAAGGTAGTATTTATGACCAGGTAGAGATGTGGAATGCGATGATATGTTACCATTTGAACATTCCCTTTCCGGAGCTCCTTGATGATGAAATATGGATGCGAAAGAAGCGACAGTTAGAATGGTTGATCGACAATAACCACTTACCGATAAAGTTCGAAAATGCCAAGAAAAAAAATAATAATTGACTTAGGGGAAAGGTTTAAGAATGCGTTCGGTTATGTGGCAAAGAACCGTAGCAGCAACCTTGAAAAGTCAGGCTTTACAGAGAACACCGGTATTTCAAATGTGAGTGTATTTGTCAACAACAATATCACGTTTGAAAACCTTTCGCTGCAGGATGAAGGCAAGACCATTCTTTTCGGGTATGCTCCAATGAGCAAAGAAGGTGGTCTTGGTAACATCTTCGCGCCGCCTCCAATGATTTCTTTCAGGAAGCAAAAGAACATAACCAGGACAGAGATAGACGGTAGTGATGCGGAAGTTGTAGAAAGATATGGTGACAGGAGTTGGGAGGTAACTATTCAGGGTTTACTGATTGATATGGCGGACCATGAATATCCATCCGAGCAGATAAAGACCTTGTGTGAATGGTTCAATCAAAAGAAGTCTTTTGAAGTTGCAAGTCAGATGTTCGATGATCTTGGGATCAGAAGTATTTACATGGAGAGTTTTGATGTAGCGGGTGTACAAGGGTTCCATGACACAGTTCAGTACACGATCGCTGCCAGGAGCATCAAGGACGTTGTAGCATCATTCATAAACTAAACAATAAATCAACTAATCATGAAAACAATCATTCTTATGGCCTATTTAAATATGATCGCTGTAATCAGCATCGGCCAGGTACAGTTTAACGACATCAACAGTTTCAAGATCGAGCAGAGTATCACCGAGATCAGCGACAATGCAACCATTGTTATCCCCCGCAATTATGCGAAGCTAAAGGGTGTTCCGGTTAAAGACCTTATCAATGTAGGTGATGAAGTGATCATCGAAGCCGGCTATGAAGAAACAGGAACAGCCATCGAGTTCACAGGTTACGTGAAAGAAATATCTTCTGATATTCCCATTGAGATCACTTGTGATGAAGTTTATCCATTCCGTAAATCCAACCTGGTTAAAAGCTATAAGACTGTAACCCTTCGTCAATTGCTCGAAGATGTGGTCAGCGGGATCAAATCATTTAACGGAGATACTTACAAAGTGGAATGCCCGGATGTGAACTTAGGCAAATACCTTATTGACAATGCCAGCGCATTCCAGGTGCTAAGTAAGTTGAAGCAGGACTTTGGTTTTTATTCCCGGATCTATGGCAATGTCCTTCATGTCGGGTTGGCCTATGACTGGAAACCGTCGTACACAAAGAAGCATACTTACAGGTTGCAGGAGAATGTGAAAAATAAAAGTAACCTGAAGTTCAAAGCTGTTTCCGATTTCAACACACAGGTGAAAGTAACAATCAAGCATCCGAATGGTACCACAGAAACGGTAACAGCGGGAAGCCTCGAAGAAGATGCAGCAGTGAAGACCATTACTACCGGCGCAATGACAAAAGCTGATGCGGAAAAGTTGGCTAAGTCGAGACTGAAGCAATACACCTATAATGGATACACGGGCAGCATTACCGGCTTTGGTATTCCCCGCGTGAACGCAGGTGACAGCATCGAGATCACCGACCAGGAGAGCTGGGACCGGACCGGGACCTACCTGGTTGAAAAGGTTGGGATCAGTTACAGTGACAGTGGATTTGAAAGAGAAAGTACTATCAGCTTTAAAGTGTGATGGAAGAATATTTCGAAAAACTATTTAAGTCGTATCACCAGCAGCATGCAACAAAAACTCTCATCGTTGGAATTGCAAAAAATGTTGGTGATAAGACTTGTACCGTAACCCGGGACGGACAACCCGATTTAATTGACGTAAGACTTAACGCTATTGACGCAGATATACAAACAAAGATTTTAGTAAAGCCAAAAGAAGGCAGCTATGTACTGGTAGGCATTATTTCCAACATCGAGACAGATGCCGTGGTACTGGCAACAAGTGAGATTGACAGTGTGCAGATCATTACAGGTGAATTGCTTTTTGAAATGAAGGACGGAAAGTTCAAAGTGAATAAAGGTGTTGATGGATTGGGCAAGTGCATAAAGGACCTTATCACACAGATACAGGCAATATATGCACCTAAGAACACTGCTGCTATTGCAGCTATTCAGACACGGTTAAATGCCTTTTTAGATGCTTAATGATGCAAGATTGCGGGATAAGATAAAGGTCGCTTATGAGACTGCTGAAGCCAATGGTGGTACCAGGGAAGATCAGCTAACCTTTTTCTGTGGAGAGATAGCAAAAGCAATAGTTGACGAGATCAAGGAACTGAAAATTATATACACAGGTGGAATGACTGCCGGACCAAATCCGGTAGTAGGCACCTTAAACCATACGGTAACCTGATGAACGATGTATTACTAGATGATCAACTTGACCTGGTTGAGGAAGACAACGAATGGAAGGAAGGAGAATCCAACCAGGCGAATGTTGAACTGATCATACTGTTCAACAAAGGGGAACTAAGACAGTTTCCTTTCCTTGGTTTTGGTATCGAAAGAAGGATGAAACAGGTAGCAGACAGGAACACATTCATCAGGGATTTGAAAGTAGAGATAGAACGGGATGGATATAGTAACCCGACTGTGACTGCTTCAGAGAATCTGGCAGACCTTAAAATTGAAATATAAGATCACATGACGACAGTAACGGTAGAGCAGGGACAATGTATGATGGATATAGCAGTACAGCACTGTGGTGATGCAACGGCTCTTTTTGAAATAGCGGAACTGAATGGTAAATCGTTCACTGATCTTATCGATGCAGGGACTAACATAACGATACCGGATGCTTACAATCCTGCTATTGTAAAGTATCTGGCAGACAAAATGATCGTACCGGCTACCAGCGATGCCGCTGAAGCCACGGATGTGGCACCATTAAAAGGGATTGGATATATGACAATAGGATCAACATTCAAAGTAAAGTAAAGTAATGGCAAGGACCATAATAGAAATACAAAACGAGATCATAGCTGAACTGGATAATAACGGTATCACTGTCAGCAGCAGTCTCACCAGCAGAAGGAGGATATGGACCTGGGTAGTTGCTTTCTGCATCCTGACAATGGAAAAGCTCTTTGATTATTTCCGTGCTGAAACAGATGATAAGATCAAAAAACTGAAGCCCGCAACACTCACCTGGTTTGCAGAGAAGATCAAGACTTTCCAGTTTGGTGATAACCTGGTACCGGAAACGGACTACTATGACAACACTGGCCTTACACCTGCACAGATCGAGGATAAGAAGGTGATCAAGTATGCGGCGGCTGTTGAACAGAGTTTCAGTAACGGACGGTTCGGTGTTCGTATAAAGGCTGCTGGTGTGGATGGTTCGGGTGTATTGGTGAAGATGCCCGATGATCAGCGGGATGCTGCCAGGGAATTTCTGAGTAGAATAAAACCGGCAGGTACTTATTGCGAATTGACAACTGATGATGCAGACTACCTTAAACTGTCTTTAAAGGTTTATTACAATCCGCTGGTTATGGATGGCACCGGGTCCCGGCTCGATGGTACCAATCCGATACCAATACGGGAAGCAATTGACAGACACCTGAAGAACCTGCCCTTTAATGGCCGTTTCAATCTCACATCATTGGTCGATGCTATGCAGGCAGTGGATGGTGTTCTTGATCCCAGGATCATTTCAGCACAGACCAAGTATGCTGACACGGCCTACACTGAAGTGATTGATGAACGAATCCCGAATGCAGGTTACCTGAAGATATATGCAGATGCCGATATAACAATTCAATGGATAGCGAAAAGTGCTGCTTAATAATTACGATATAGACTGGAAAAGAATGGCAAGGTGGAATACACCTGCCAAATTACTAAATCCAAGAATGCTGAACTGGTTATACGGTTTTATCTATCCAATAGTTCTTATACATATCACCTTCAAGAAATACCGGAAGGCAAAGCTGTACGAAATAGCAATGAACTACCAGGTGTGTTACCTGGAATCATTCCTGAATGATCGGTTTGACTTTACGCAAAGACGTATATACATTGAAGATGCACAGACTGTGGATCAGGTGTATTTATACCAGGATGAAGAACTACAGCCCCTGTATTTGTATCAGGATGATGAAGACCAGCCGGTCTATTTGTATCAGGATGGTGAATCTCTCGGTGATATATTATATGATTTCGTTGTGTTCGTTCCCGCTTCGACCACGTTCGATCAAAATGAAATGCGGGCAATGATAGCTACAAAACTGTGCGGTAAACATTACAAAATAGAATTATTCTGATGAATAAGAGACTTAACCTTTCACATCTTGGAGGATTGCCCTATACGCAAGGTGACCTTATTTGGTTGCAGGCAAGTTACAACGGCGCTTTTGCAGCCATGTCAAACTTCATTGGTGATAAGGTGATCATCACTGGAATGATTGAAGCAGGCGGTGAAGTGTCTGCCGGGTGGATCTCCCTGGCAGGCGAGCTGGTGCCTTTTGCTTCAGGTGCGATTGGTACCGGTGAATTTATCATAGAGCAAACAGCCGTCACAAGAAATTTTTCTGATGGTTCTACTTATGATATAAGGGTTGAGAGAATAGCAAAGTTTAGTGCAGGGGGACCAAATCAATACACTGATCTTGTCCGGTTGGCAACTCTTAAACTGGACATGCCAAAGAAGGGAGAAATCAAAATGATCAACTGTAATAATGCATATATCGCAGCAAACTTTGATGTATCCGGGTTAGGTATTAATGAACGCTTAGGGTGGGCAAGGTGTAACGGGATCAACGGAACGATAAACATGGAAGGGATATTCCCTGTCGGATTCAATTCAGCCGATGCCGATTATGATGAGGTCGGTAAGACAGGTGGTTCAAAGACACATACTCTTACAGTAGATCAAATTCCATCCCATAGGCACCAGATAAGCACAACGGGAAATCAGGCTGGTGTTGATCCCGGAAGAGCAATACAAAGAAGTAGTACGAATGGGGATGCATATTCTAATGGTGGTGGAGTTCAACCATACCTCGAAGCTACTGGTGGGGGTCTGCCGCACGAAAATAGACCACCATTCAAAACACTTTTATTCATTGAGAAACTGTAGTAACAATGGCGCACAGGGATACGGTCAAACCATACTTTCAAACGCACGATGAACCAACACAGACACAGTTCTATGAACTGTTTGACAAAATAAGGTTCATTGATGACCCAATCGCATTGGCAGATATTGCTGGACTTATATCAGCGCTTTCGGGAAAACTGAATACTGCTGACTATGAAGGACAATTGGTTGCTTACAATGCTCCAGCGACCTACGTACATTCTGCCGGTATTCTGCTCGAAAAGATCATTCCATTTTATGGTGGTGTCGGTTCAATCTTTATAAGCAGGATTGGAATGGGGCAATCGGAAATCTTTCTAAAGGATGATATGGTTGGAGGCTGGAATAACGCTATTGCAGTTGACATTTTTTCTGATGCCGATATGAACATCTATATAGATGGAATACCGGCAGGAAGCAAAATACTTTTCTTAAAACGTAAATTAAAATTGGTATGAAAAAGGTTGTTCTTTTATTCTCACTATTATTATCAATTGTGTGTAATGCACAGTCTGATCTTGTTGGTAAATCTATCACTCTTCGTGGACAGAAGATTGATACCATTAAGAAAGATACTGTTGGTTTATCGGGTCGAACCAGGTCGCTGATCACAGCAGGTGCAGTTTATGACTTTGTAAATGGAAGGGCAGGTGTTGACGCATGGGGTAAAACAGGAACACCGGGAACATCACCCTCAACCCATTTTATCGGGACTACTGATAATGCGGACTTTGTTACGAAAGTAAATGGATCAGAGGTTGCAAGATTTAATACTTCTGGATATTTTGGCATTGGTACAAATACCCCATTGAGTAAGCTGAATGTTATGACTGATAATATCCAGGCAACGCAGACAGATGCAACGGGTATTTATTTAAGAAATTCAACAGCAGCAACATCACTAGTAACACGACAATTCTCTCCGGGAATAGTTTGGCAAGGACAAGCGTGGAGGAATAGTGGTAATCAAATCCACAAATGGAGAGCCGAAGTAACTACAACAAATTCCACAGTGACGGCCACAACTTCTACATGGGTGCTTTCAACTGATTTAAATGGCGGTGGTTATTCTCCAAGACTACAATTAAATCATCTCGGTAATTTATCGGTTTTAAATTCAACAGGTGGTTTTGCATCGGTAAACGGTGTAGCTATCGGCTTATCATCTGCTGGTTTTTTTGTAGGCACAGCAGCAGCGTCCACAATCACAACTGCGAGTCAAAATATCTTCTTTGGTGGAAACGGAAATACACAATTGACTTCAGGAAGTTATAACACAGTTTTTGGAAATAGTGCTTTAGCTATTAATAATAGTGGGGGGATGAACACTGCTGTTGGTTATTCAGCGTTAGCTGCCAATACTACTGGAGAACAGAATTCTGCATTTGGTATGAATGCTTTATTAAATAATACCACTGGTATTAAGAATAGTGCAGCTAGCACTGCAGCGTTAGAGAATAATACTACGGGTTCCTTTAATACCGGCATAGGTCATGACGCTTTGCTTTGGAATACAACTGGGTTTGAAAATGTTGGTCTTGGATGGTTGGCATGGGCACTTAACAGAACTGGGCACTACAATGTAGGTGTGGGAAATAGTACAGGTAGATCAGTTGCATATGGGAATTATAACACTGCGATCGGAGCCAATGCAATGTATAATGTCAGTCAGGAAGATAGCGTAGATAACTCGATTGCAATTGGTTTTGGTTCATATACGACCAGAAATAAGCAGTTAGCAATATCAGATTCTGTTAGGTCATTTACATTCAGGGGTATAAGTCGTGGGGTTCCCGGGTATGTCTTAACCGATAGCACAGGTGATGGATCATACTGGGTACCACGTCCTGTTGCAGGGGGATCATCCCGCTTCGGTGTTTCAGGTGAAGATGCAACAGCAGCACAGCATAGACAGTTTGCTCATAGCGGGTACATTTTTCAAATAACGGCACTTAATGGCACAAAGGCACAGATTATAAGATCAATTGATGATAGTACAATGAGTTTTGGTATCAGAACTCCCGGCGGCTCTGTACTGAATGAATTGTATGTAGCAGGTGGAGACACTTCTATAACGTTGAATGTAACTAGTTCAAGAAGCATCTCGTTGAGGCCTGGCTCCACGAGGATTTCAGGCCTTGCATCATCTGCCAATGCACCTGATTCAATGATGGTAATAAACGCAGCAACAAGCAATATAGGATTTAGAGCGATACCTTCTGCAAGGCCTTATAAAGTTTATACTGCGTTACTAACTCAATCAGGAACATCAGCACCAACTGCAACGGTGTTGGAAAACACATTGGGAGGAACGATAGTGTGGTCCTATTCTTCGGTTGGCATATACAGGGCAACACTAGTCGGTGCGTTCACTTCTGGGAAAACGTGGTTGCTCTTTGATGCGTCTAATAATATTGATATACAGGCAACGGGGTTAGCTCATCAAATAAAAAGATTATCAGCTAATGTAATTGAGTTAGCGATACTTTCCAACGGACAAAC